CCAATAGATCAATATCTGCCGAAAGGTTTGATGTGCCCCATTCGGTATTGAAGCGCGAGACGATGGCAGCCTCATGCGCACGCTTCGTCACGGCGGGACGAATCGTATTGCGCTCCGCCAGCGCGCTTGCTCTCGCCTCCGACAAATCCAACTGAATAAGGTCAGCCATAATTTAGAACCAAAGCGCAATCGTGCTCGGAGGTGGAATTTCGCCAGCGTCGCGCCGCTCCTGGTCCACCCGTTTTCGGAAGAAGTCGCGCAGCGAGAGAAGCTCCTGCACGGTATAGCGGCGCAGTTCGCGCCCGTGAATCGTGTACTGCTGCACGCCGTCGGACGCGCGCCCCGCAAGCATGGCGTCGATATTCGCAAGCGCAAGCTCGTTTGCCGTGCGCGTGTCCTGCGGAGCGCCCGCATCCAGCAAATCAACTTCAACCGCAACGCGCCCCAGCGCCACGGTGAACCGCTGCGTACCGTTTTGCGCGACAGCGATCCACTGATAGCTGCCGGGTGCCCACGCCTTTGTCTCTGTCGCCGGAATCAGGATCGCAAAGCTATCGCCGGATGCAGTAATATCCGCCTGCACTACGACGATTCGGCTTGTCGGTGAGTTCAGAACGTAGGAAAGAGTCCACTCCTGCGACGCTGGATACTCATCAAAACTGCGCATCCATTCGAGCGTGTCCCCGGCGCGAACAGTCAACGGCTCCGGGTTTGGAGTCGTAAAGTTCTGCTCAAACCCGTTCGTCGATAAAAACCAGGGGAATTGCGCCATGCGCTGAACGTATGTCACCGCCGAAAAACAAGGCAAGAAACGGCTCATTTTGGCGAAAGTTCATGCGCCAACGTAGCGAAATCACCCGTTACGATAGTTTTCCAGCTTTTTCAGGAGGGCTGGATTGGCGACAATCGGCCTCGGCAGGATCGTCGGAATATCGGAAGCCGTTTCAGCCGGAGCGGCCTGCACGGGCGCGTCAATCACTTTTTTCTTAACTCCAGCCGCCTTATGCAGTGCCTTTTGAATCGACTTGTAGACCGGGCGCAGCACTGCGACGGCGGCGCGAGCGTAGACAAAGCAGTCGAGCGCCTCGTTGCGCTCACCTTTCTTTACCCATCGCAGCGTCGTCACGAAATCGCGCTTCACCTTCACGAGCTGCTCGCTCGTCACCTGCCTGAAGTATTCCGGCGGCAACGCCGACGAGAAGTGACACGATCCCGCACCCTCTTGTGTGATGCGGAAGCTGGTGAAGATGTCCTCTTTCGCGGTATCGACGCCAACCGTGTAGAGCATGGCGCGATCTGGCCCCTGCTCGCTTCCCCGGCTGACGAGCGTTCGCCCAATGCCGCCGCGCCCCACGATGGCGAACCAGCGCCGTGCTTCGTGTTTTCGCGTGAACTCGTAAACGCGCGCCGTATGATGGCCCGCAGAGTCAACCAAGGCACATGCAACCTGCATCGTGACGCCGAGTTCATGCTCCCATGTGCGCAGCAGATAATCCTGCAATTCCGCCCACGGACTCAGGTCGTTGCGCTCGCCGTTTACCGTCTCGGGCAATGCAGGATCGCCGCGAAACACCTGATGGTCGATGACCCATCGCTCCTCATCCATGCCCCAGCCGATGACGGACACCTCCAGGCGGTCGTCTTGCGTGTCCACGCCAGCAGTGAGGAAGAGCACGCCAGCAGGCAGCCTCTCGGCGTAGTCGGCAGAAGCCTTGCGCTTCTCCAGTTCATGCAGGTCCGCGCCAGTCCCGCGAATCTCCCACGTCTCGGCGAGGCGCGTATTGATGAATGTCTTCCGGCGCTCAAGCGAAGACTTCGCCGCCAGCCATTCATTGATAAGGTCCTTCCATTCAATCCACGGTGGATAGAGCGCGTTCAGTTGAAAGCCCGCCGTCTTCCCGTTGCGACTCTTCGCGGTGGCGCGCCACTCGCCACGCCGCACCATCTCATGCTTCGACTGTTCCCGAATCTCACAACCCTCGACGCAGACATAATAAAAATCGAGCAGGCGCGGCTTTTCTACATTCGGCTCCAACATGTATTGCAGCCGCTTCCATGTCAACTCTTGGAAGGTTCCGCAGTGTGGGCAGGGTACGAAGAATTTTCGCTGATCGCTGTCTTCGTGGGCGGCTTCGATGCGGCTGAGGTTCTTGATGCCTGGGGTTGAAGCGAGGATTTTGATGCGATTCCAGAATGTAGTTGTCCGCCGATCTGCCAGGTCTACCGGATCACCTTCGGTTCCCGCGCTGTCGGGGTAGCGGTCTACTTCGTCCATCTGCAAGACGCGCACCGGCATCGACGCCAGGCCCGCCGGAGCATTGGCACCAGCGAGGATGAGGACGCCGCCGGGAAATTCCTTATTCAGCAGCGTATTGCCGGAATCGCGCGAACGCGGGTCTTGAAACAACTTCCGCAGCACCGGCGTTACGCGGATCATCTTGGAGACGCGGTTTTTTGAAAATTTTTCCGCCTCACCCTCAGATGCCTGCACAAAAAGTTGCGGGGATGGCTCGTAGTGGCTGAAATAGCCGACGGCGTTGAGTTGTAGCTGTGTTTTTCCGCTCTGCGAGCACATCATCAGGACGATGGTTTCAATCTCCGGATCCGTGATGGCGTCCTGCATCCCGCGCTGATACTCGGCAGAGTCGGTATAGAACTTTCCGGGAGACGCGCCCGCCTCTGGCGGAATGAAGGCGTAAGTGTCGGCCCATTGCGAGAGCGTCAGTTGAGGCTTCGGCCTGTACATGCCGTGCGCCCGAATCATCGCCTCTCGCAGTGCATCCGCGCCCTCGGTGGAGGTGACGAAGGCGCTCATTCGCCATCACCGGAAGCGCGGGCCGACTCTCGCACGGCGTCAATCGTGGCCAGGTTCGTGAGAAGCTGCGTCATCTCCCGCTGGAGTACCCTCTGAACCGTGTTGCGGTCTTCGACGCCCACCAACTGCGTCGCCAGCTTCGACGGCAGAGCTTCAATCTGCGTGCGCGTTGCGATGTTCGCGGCAGATACAGCCTTCTCCACGTCTTCAATCGAGGCCACTGCGCCGCGCCGCTCGGCAAGTTGTAGCTCTTTGAGATCGGCTTCAGCCCTCGTCTTACGGGCGAGCGCGTCCTCATAGCTTTCCGCATCTTCGGGCTGCGACTCCAGGGGATGATTCTTGACAGAATTTCCGCCACTTCCGCCACAGTAAGAGACGTACCACTTGATCGCCGCAACCGAATCAATGACCCGAGACCGTCCGGCATCCGTGAACGGCAAGCCGTTATTATTCATCCAGTTGCGGACAGTCTTCTCACTGACGCCGACGAACTTTCCAAACTCGACGGCTGACATTGCGGACGGATTCATGGTCACTCAAGGGAGATGGTTCAACGGAAACGGAAATTCAGGCAAAAAACCCTGCCTCTAGGCCGGGCCGGCGATGGCGCGTCACCCGCATCGCACGAGGGTGCCGGAAGTACCTTTTACCCTTACTAATCAACGACTTCCACCAGATGGCAGCGGCACTCCTATTGCCTACGCGCGGCCACGTCGAAGCGATACCGCACGTCAAGGCACAGGCGGCAAATCACGGCCTCACGCCCAGCTATCCGCTTTGCAGGATGGTACGACACATAATCATGCGAGCCGTTGATGATCCTGCATTGGACAGCCATCAGCCAATCGAGCAGGCGCGTCCGTCTATCCCTCCTACCCCTCATTGTGGGCACCCCACCACATAAGCACGCGCCTGGTCTTCGGTGGCGAACACAACCGGCTTACTCGCGTCGAGCCAGCACTCGGCCGTAAACGGAGCGCCGCGCGGCGTGGCAGGCTCGTAATACCATCCAAGCGGACTCCCGTATCCAGTCACATAGTCCTCGTGGACGCGGTTGGCATCCTTCACCTTCGTCCAATGATTGCCGGAAACAAACAAAGCAAGCAGTATCAACATATTAGCCATCGATTCACATCATCCTTTCCGTGTATTTCCGCGTCACGCCTTACCGGCAACCATCGGCCCGCGCACATGGAATCGCTCAGCAACTGGTATCCGGCAGCGATCCTCAAGCTCGCTCACGCGGTTCTCCAGTCGCAAGATGTCCAATGCCGCCCGAATCAACAAAGCTCGCATCATCTCCAGCATTGCTCAGACCTCACCAGCACCAGCGATTGCGTCGCCGGGTCCGTCACGTAGCAGAACTCGCCGCTATCCAGCCTTACCCGAACTCCCGAGCCCCAGGCAAAACAATGCACCGCCGTAATCACCGCCTCTTCGTCCGCATGGGGATGCTTCCCTTCGATGCGGACGCGATCTCCAACCCTCATTCAAGCCTTTCCAATCGCTAAACATTCATCTCTCCGAGCAACACAAAAGAGAAGAACACACCAACAATCAGGCCGGTAAATAAGGTGGGCAGCGCATACCAGCCCTGAAGACTAAAGCCCCACGCCGCAAGGTAAATCGATGCAACCACGACAAGGAAATAGATAACCGCGTCCCTCAAAACCAGCCTCCAATCGCGTGTACGGCAGACATCGACCAATTAAAAACGCGCGTCTTCCATCCCGGATGCGTGTAGCGATGCACTGCCTGTTGCACGTCCGTGACCGTCGCATCCGCGCGCGCCGTCGCGTCCTGCGTGTTTCTCAGCGTCCCCACAATCGCCGGATCACTCAACACCGCATTCGCCGTCCGTAACATATTCGCCGCCCCATTCAGCGCGGGATTCACATTCGCAACAGCCGCATTCACCTGCCGCACCGCCGCAACCGTCTCATCCGATACCGCAGCCGTGCTCTTGTTCGCCGTTACCACAGCAGCATCTACATCGCTCAGCGTGTGCGTTATTTGAGCGTTCCATCCATCCAGCATGTCTGCCTCTTTTTTCGAGGTAAGGCCCGCTTGCAGGATGGGGTACTGCATCTCTTTGATCGTCAAATCCGCGCGCTGCGTCGCAACATGCAACTCGTCCATCTCGACGCTCGTCTTCCCCAGCGCGTCGTCCAGGTGCATCAAAACCGGCTGAAGGTGTAGCAATTCAACCCCGAGCGCGACACACGCGAAGGCAATCGATATATGCGCCAACACTCTCGTAATCGAGACCAGCCGATTCATCCCCTCACCTTTTTCGGCACAACCTTTGCCGGAACATGTTCAGCGTGATGACAAATCCAGCAAAGCCAAACCAGAGTTTCTCCGCTGTCATCTCTCACCTTGCGGCCTTTCGGATGATGAGCGTGTCCGGCGACGGCTACGATGTCACCCTCATCGTCGTATACGTCGTGCAGCGGTGCTGGCCGTCCACATCTCTTACACCGTCCACCATGCAACGCTCGACACTTAGCGCGCTCCGCATCCCACTCAGCGCGATCACGGACTATCTTGCGACCCTCCCGATAAAGCGTGTGCCGCTTCTTCCGTTTTCCCGGCTTCAGAATCGGTCCGTGCAGCCTCACGATCGACATAGAAA